CCGTCTAATGCACGATACTTTGTTTTGCCTTTTGTGTAAGGATGAAATATGTTTGGGACATAGTGTAGTCTATCTTCAAATCGTTCACCGTTTTGAAAACCACGCACTAGTAATTCATCACCATATGGCGATACGTTTGTATAAAAATCTCGCATAAACAATAATATATTATATCACAACTGATCTAAAAAGTCAAGCTTAAAAATATTTTTTTAACATTTCAAGTTGGTCATCATAATCAGCAATAATTCTTAATTCTTTTTCTATAGTCTCTAATGTATCAGGATGTTCCGCCACACCTACAGGTTTCTGTAATAGCACTTCTACATTTGTTTTATGTTTTGCTATATGTCCTCTAGCGTGTTCCTCAATCGCCTGAATTATCGTTGCTCGTTCCATCTTTGTCTCCTTGTTCTGGTTTCTTCCCTATATTATACTTTGGTTCCAATATCCACTCTTTTTTATCCTTGTAAGGTAAAACTTTTATTTGAGATAATGGTGCCTTGTTTTCTATAGTACCAACCAATTCAATCAAACCCCAATCGCTCAATAATTGGGATATAGTATTTCTTCTTTCAATATCGTTAGAAGTTATATTTGATTTTTTGCCATCTAAAGCAAATAATTCTTTGAAGTGTACAATAAAATATCTGCCTTGTTTATGTAATATATGGCATGACTGAAATATTTTACGCTCTTTTCTACTTGCAACACCTATTCGTGTTAGTGTTTCTCTAATCTTTAGGAAATCATCAGGTTCTTTGAGTTTGACCTCAAGCATACTATCTGGTTTCCATTCTACAATATCACTCATTTTTTCCCACCTTTATGTAGTCTTTCTTTAATATATTCAACCTGTTTCTTAGTAAGTAAGTTGAGTGCTATTTGTGCCTTTTTATTGCTATATCCGTAATACTGCTTAACCAGCTCTAGGTTTGCTAATTTGCTAGCCTTTAACCACTTACTAAACCTTTTTCGAGGTCTAATAGTATTTAGTAAAAAGGTGAATTGCATGTGCTTTGAGGCACTATGTAACTTATTCATTTCGTTAGCAAACATAACTGTATCTGAGAAGTAAGATAAACCTTTGTTGATAATAAAAGGAGGATATTTTTTCTCCCATGTTTTATCGTCTGTGTCTAATAACTTTTTTTTAGACCAGTTTATCGCCGTCAAGTAATCTGTTAATTTATAATCATTCATATAGTTTTAATAAAAATCATCTTTTTATTCTCGCCTGTTGGTTTAACATATAGTTCTTTTAATTCTTCTTTGTTGTGCCACTTCATAGATACTGATTTGTGTTTTGGTAAACCTGCTGTTTCACCTATCATCTTCCAGTTATCTGCTTTATAAACAGCACCATTATTACCACCTGCAACAAATGTAATTAAGTATTTAAGATCATCATTATACTTTTGTTTCCAATGTAGTGGTGCTTGTTTTCTTAATTCTTTTAATATTTGTGTACCTGCATTTTTAATCTTTTCTCTCATACAAAATCGCCAGTTGTTAGCAAATGTATTAAAACATTCTTTATATTCTGATAAAGACTTACCAGTAAATTTTAAAATATCTTTTGGTGCAGGATAAACTGAGGATCCTATACCAATCATACCTACAGGTTTACTTTCATTAAAAATAATCCAATCTATTCTTCTACCTACAGATGAGGTAGATGGCACATAACTATGAAAATTTTGTATTGTCTCTTTCACAAATTGTTTACCTTCTTTATCATTGACAACTTTTAATTCAATCATATTCCGTAGTAACATACTTCTTTAGGTTCAAAGTAATATATGTGTTCTAATATTGCCTTAATCGTAGGGCGTATTTCATCATCTTTTATATCGTAGAGTTCTCTTTGATTTTGTGTAAGTTCAACATGTCTATCAACCAAAAATTTTTCTATTATCTTTTCTAGTTCTTTGATTTGATTATTTGTTTCACAAACTATTTCTGCATAGATACGGAAATCACAACCAGGTTGATTACGACTACGTTGTATAGCAGTAGCAAACTTGGCACGACCAATCTTTAATAAACCTCGAGCTTCAATACCTGTCTCGTGGTCAACTATGTGTGTTCGTGCAAAGTAAATAATAAAACGTTCTTGTCCAGGATCCTCAAAACCAAAACCAGTTTTAGTTTGTTGGGTTGAAAGTCCTTCGTCTATACGTTTTTGACAATAGTCTAAATATCCTAAACCTATCATTTGAATTTACACTCACCCATTATCTCAGTTAGGCAAGCGACCATATTCAATTCAGGATCTGCTACAAAGGCATTTTTATATTGATACTCTGCCAATAATATAATCATTGCAGGTATAGTTTCAGGTTTCAATACATCATAAAAGTTTTGATATAACTCTTTGTATAAACCACTAGCGTCTTTATCAACATTATCAACTACCCATTTTCTCATATCGCCAAAGTGTTTACTCTTTAATGCTTTATTGAGACCCTGGATATTCATTTCTGTTATAGAAACTAATATGCCTGTATCTATCTTACCACTTACACTATAACGCTGTAATTCATTAATAGTTCTTCTAAAGTCAGGATAGAATTTAATAATTAATTCTGCCAATACTTTAGGATCAAACTCAATGTTTTCTTGTTCTAGTATTGTGGATAATCGTTTGTGAAATAGACCTGCTAATTTCTCTTTATCTTTTTTCTGTATAGAAAAATTAATTACAGTACACCTACTATGAATGGCAGGTATAATTTTATTCTTGTAATTACATGTAAAGATAAATCTACAGTTATTACTAAATGTTTCAATAAAATTTCTAAGAGCAGGTTGAACGGACTCAGCATTCATATAATCTGCTTCGTCAACAATAACTACTTTAGGTTTATTTTCTTCACTTAGCGATACTGTACTAGCAAAGTTTTTGATTTGATTTCTTACAATGTCAATAGAACGACCTTCGTCAGAACCATTAATCATCATTACATCACAACCAAGTTCATTACATAATGCTTTCGCAATAGTAGTTTTACCTGTGCCAGCAGTACCTGATAATAATAGATTAGGTATTTCGCCTTGTTTAACTATTTGTTTAAAAGTGTTTTTTACCTCAGTTGGTAAAATACATTCGTCAATTGTGGTAGGTCTATATTGCTCTACCCATAAAAAATTTTCCATAATAAAACCTCATCTATATTAACCAGTATACTTACTTGTATTCTCTAACGCAACCCAATACTCAACAGGTTTTGTTTTATGTTTAAAGTTAGATATTAGTTTAGATGAGATATTAACATTATAGTCACCAGGCAACATTTTTAAATGTTCTGTTTTGAAATGAAACTCAAATGTTTTATCAGTTGTGCCTACTTTAATACTAAAGTTGTTAGCAGTATCATTCTTTTTATCAATCGCTGATAACATGATATCGCCACCTTTACTTGATATAGAAACATCAGGCAGTTGTAACATTGCAGCTGCTTTCTTAACTTTAGTTAAATCTGTTTCAGTAAGTGTAAACGATACCTCTGCTTCAGGCATTTTTACATCTTTTTGTGGCACAGTTAGAATAGAGGCATCAGCAAAATAATATTTTGACTTTGTTGATGTACCTTCTTCTTGCATTGTCATTGACTTATCGTCAAATGCAAACTTTGGTTTACTAAACAAAGACATCACACCTAGAAACTCATTCAAGTCATAGATTGCGATATCTTGTGGAAACTCTTCCGCTACAGTAGCAGTAGCAAGAATGTTTTTCATTGTAGAGATTGTTTTGATCTCTTTGCCTGGAGTAATCTTTAAATTAGGATTAATCTCAGAAAAGTTTTTCAAAATCTCTTTTGTACTTTCACTTAATTGCATTATATATTCTCCTTAATCATTAGGGTTGTTTAGTTTTTCAGACATTACAGAACCTAACTCAGGTTCAATGTAATGATCTTGGGACAATTGTATTATGGCATAATGTATAACTTTCATAAGATCCTTCTTATTCTTGCCATCTTTTTTGCCATATCTTTGGGTATATTTCATAATATTACCCATACAGAAACCATCACCGTGTCCTTGGTCGATAATATTTTCTGTTGATTGTCTTTGACTTTGTGCATAATGACCACCATATGTGGTGTCAATATATTTCTTCACATCATCTAAGATAATATTTTCTTTAAATTTGTAATTCATAATTTAGTATTATATCACGTTTCATAAAAAAAGTCAAGCTCTATTTGGTTTCAAATTAAATGATATTGATATTCTTAAAACATCATTAGACATATTTGCCGTTACATAATGTGGCAACCAATTTGGAAACATTAGTAGTTGATTAGGTTCAGGTGGTATATGCCATACTGCTGAGTTATATCTATTGTGGTTGATAACACCTTTCCATTCTGATTGTATTAACTGAGTTGAAGGGTGTTCAAATACTACATCACCACTTGGCGCACTTACATAAAAACTACCACTTATGCCTTTTGGTATCTGTGGGTGTATATGATTGCCATTAAAGTCTTTATAACTATTTACATTAATCCATATTGTGTCTATCTTGTATTCGTTGTGATCTAATTCTAAATTTTTAGCAAAGATGTTACCATGTTCTTCTATGGCACTAAAAAGAGGATACAATTCTGTATCTCTTTGTACATCTAAGTCCTGTGTTTGTTGACCGCCATTGTCGTGTTCAAAACTTACTGTATCTTGTTTTTCTACAAATGATTTGATTGCGTTTAGGTCTAAGTCTAGTTTGGTATCGTAGAGAGGTATTTTAAATAAATCTGTTATCATAATATATTATATATGTAGGGCGCCTTTCAGCGCCCTATCTATTTTTAGCTAATGTCAATCGTTCTTGGTTTCTTTGCCTCTGGGACAATTTTTTCCAATGCAATTGATAACATACCATCTGCCATTTCAGCACCTCTAACCTCTACATCATCAGCAGTTGTGAATGTTCTTGTAAAGTGTCTTTTAGCAATGCCTCTATGAATAGTATCTTTGTCGTCCTCATCTTTATGAGTTGACTTGATTGTGATAGTATTGTCAGCGTATTTCACCTCAATATCTTTTTTATTGTAACCAGCAAGTGCCATTTCAATTGTCCAATTGAGATCGTCTTT